GATAATATTACTAAAGGATTTATAAAGTATAAAAACTATAATGAATGGAAAAAAAGGAGGGTAGGATGATATGGAGTATAGAAAGAAACCAGTTATTATTGAAGCTATACAATTTGATGATAGTACAGAATGTTTTGAAAGTCTACAAGAAGAATTAGGCTTAGACCCTGTAATAGTAAATTATAAAGATAAAGATAATCCCTTTTTAACTATAGAAACTCTTGAAGGTGAAATGAAAGCACAAATAGGGGACTATATTATAAAAGGTGTAAATGGAGAGTTATATCCATGTAAACCTGATATATTTTTAAAAACATATGAAAAAGTAGATTAAGCAATTATCCAGTAAAGGTAGTTGCTTTTTTTATGTCCTGAATATGACTTTAAAAGGTTTATAGCCTAAGCTTGAAGGCATAATCAAGCAATCCTAAGATGATAGTGAACATCTATAAAAAGCAAAAGGATAATATAGGAGGAATGATTAATGGATTGGATATTAGAAATAATAAGAAAATACACAGATGAAAATGGGAAAGTTGACATGTCAAAAGTAAATGCAGAAATAAAAACAGAAGCACCAAAGAACGTAGTACCTAAAGATGTTTTCAATACTACCAATGACGACTTAAAGAAGGCTAATAAACTAGTTGAAGATTTAAAGAAAGATAATAAAGATGTAGAAGTACTACAAAAGAAAATTACTGACTATGAAAAAGAAGTAGAAGAACTTAAAGAAGAAAGAGTAAAAGAGAAAACAAACTATACTCTTAAAGAAAAGCTTAAAGAAGCTGGAGCTAAAGATGTAGATTATATGATTTATAAGTTAGGTGAAGTTGAACTTGATAAAGAAGGAAATATCATTGAACTAGATAATAAAATCAAATCTTTAAAAGAAGGCAATCCAGGACATTTTGAAGTAAAAGATAATCCTGAAAATAATACTAAAGATACAAAAAAAGATTATACAGTAATAGATAATAAACTTGAAGATGGTAAAGTAAGTGACACAAAACCACAAAGTTTATTAGATGCAATTAAGAGTCAATATGAAGAAAAATAAAAATAAAAAATAGAAAGAAGGAATAAATTATGGCAATGTTATTAAAAGATATGACAGTAGGTATGAGTGATAAAGTACAAGCACAAGTAGTAGATACATTTATAAGAAAATCAGAGGTTTTAGAATTGTTACCTTTTGACAACTCAGTATCACCAGGTGGAGGAAGTACATTAAAGTACTCTTATGTACAAAAGAAACTACCTTCTGAGACTGCATTCAGAGCATTAAATACAGAGTATACAGCTAATGAAGCAACTGTTGAAGAAAAATCTGCAAGTCTTAAAATATTTGGTGGGGCTTTTGAACTTGATAGAGTTATAAAACAAGCAGAAGGCATGTATAACAACATGGCTCTACAATTAGAAGAAAAAATACAATCAGCTGTTGGAACTTTCCATAATGCTATGATAAATGGTGATTCAACTTCAAATGCAGATGAATTTGACGGACTAGATAAGTTTTTAGTAGGTCAAGATACAGAATTCAATACAGATGCAGTTATTGACCTTTCAACTCATACAAAATTAAAGGACAATGCAGATGTATTTTATGAAGCTTTACTTAAATTAATAAATAGAACTGGTGCTCAAGCTTTATTTGTTAATGAAGGTATGAAAACTAAAATACAAACTGTTGCTAGAGTATTAGGATATAAAACTAATTCAGAAGAAGCATTTGGAAGAGTTGTAACAACTATTGGCGAAAACAATGTAAGATTAATTGATCTTAATAATGTTGTAACAGTAAGTGGAGACTCAGCAGTAGAAACTCCTATTATTGATGTTGTAGATAGAACTGTTGGAACAGCTCAAACAGGATTAACTGATATATTTGCAGCTAGATTTAGCACATTAGATGGTTTTCATGGCGTTACTTTAACTGGTAACACTGGGTTATCTTCTTATTTACCTGATTTCAAACAACCTGGAGCTGTTAAGAAGGGTGAAGTTGAAATGGTTGGTTGTGTAGCTTTAAAAAATACAAAAGCTGCAGGAGTTTTAAGAAATATAAAAATCAGATAATTGGAGGTAATATATATGGCAAAAAACAAAAAAGAGGATAAATTAAAAAAATATAAAATCAAATCTCCTATAAAAAATTATTGTGGAATAGGCGCAGGAGGAGTTCAGTTTGCATATGGAGAAGCAGAAGTAAATGAAGGTTGGGTTTGTGATTGGTATAAAGAAAAAGGATATAAAGTTGAAGAGATAAAGGAGGACTAATCTATGTCTCAATATAAAGTTATTTATAGCTTTATTGACCAGGTAGAAGGAAAAAGATATAAAAAAGGTGATAATTTTATTGAAGGTTCTAAGACAGATAAAAAAAGGATTAAGTCATTATGTACTAAAGAAAACTTACAGGGTAGACCATTAATTGAAGAAATAAAGAAGAAAAGTAATAAGGGGGAATAATCATTCCCTCTTTTCTTTTAAGAGAGGTGAAAATATGATTATTTCATTAGAAGATGCACAGAAAATAGATCCAAGTATAGATCAAGATGATTTAGATGCAATAGAAACAACTGTGAGAAATAAAACTAACAATAAGTTTCAAAACACTAGAATAAGATTTAAAAATATCACTTTTATATCACATAATAGTATAGGTTTAGGAAGTAAAGCTATAGGTCTTACGGTAGGTGCTACTATAGAAATTAGCTACAACGGTTATAACAATGGATTATACGTTATTAAATCTATAGTAGATGATGTGTTGGGCTTTGATGATAATTCATTTACACAAATAGACCTTAAAGGTGCTATACTTACTAAAATAGAATATCCAGCAGATGTAAGAAAGGGAGTTAAGGAAATCCTTAAATATAATAAAAAAATGGAAAGTAAAGTAGGTATTAAATCAGAATCTATAAGTAGAATGAAAACAACATATAAAGATGAAAAAGAAGAAGGTATCTATGACTTTCTTGATGATTATATGAAGATGAGGTGGTAGAGTGAACTCATTTGAAATACAACATAAAACACAAGTTTCAGATGGTATTGCTGGATTTAAAGAAGATTGGACCTTATTTAAAAATATAGAAGGTTATATTGACTTAATAACTGGTACCGATTTAAATAACATCCAAAACTCTTTCATAGAACAATCTACCCATATATTAATTATTCCTGATTACACAGAAGGAATAACAGATGAAATGAGAGTAGTTGATGAAAAGAATAGATACTATTCTATTACCTATTCTGATGATCCAGTAGGACAACATCACCACAATGAAATTTATTTGAAATACAGTGGTGATTTAAATGTCTAAGGATTGGAAGTTTGTAGATAATTCAAAGAAGATTAAAAAGCAAATATTTAATACTGGTGTAGGGGGTATGGAAGAAGCTTTATTATTTATAGAGTCTCAAGCAAAATCACTTGCAGCAGTAGATACTGGAGAAATGAGAGATAAAATAGATCATAGAATAGTAAGTAAAAATAAGCAGATAAAAGGTCAAGTGGGTTCACCAAATGAACACTCTATATATAATGAATTTGGAACTGGTGAGCATGCTACTAAAGGTAATGGTAGAAAAGGTGGATGGGTATATCGTGGTGATGATGGTAGGTTTTATTTTACTAAAGGACAAAAAGCACAACCATTCATGAGACCAGCTTTTCGTAGAAATAGAAAGAAAATAGAAGAATTAATTGGTGGTAAATATAAGTCAACATTTAAAGGAGGGGTTAATCTTTGATTGAATTTCTTAAAGAATTAACTAAACAATTTAGAATGGTAACTTCTGAAAGTTTTCATGAAAGAAATAGAAAAGAAAAAGTTATCTATCCCTATTTGACTTTTGACTTTGATAATGAAAGTTTAGAAAGGAATGTAGAAGGCTTTTATATTGATGTAGATATATTTGATAATAATTCTAGCTATATAGATATATTTACATTAGAAGAAAGTCTAAAAACACATTTTAAAGATAATAGAAAGTTAACTAATGATTTATATATAAGATTTAATTATTTACGTGGGAATAAAGTTCCTACTGGTGATGATTTAATAAAAAGAAGAAACTTACAATTTTATTGTAAAGTTGATTGGAGGAATAAATAATGGCATTAAAAAAGAGTGGATATACATCTAAAACTGCTAAGAATTATGTTATTAATGCTGCAGTTGTCTATACTAATGTAACTCATACAGAAGTAGGAGGTTTTGAAGGAACACTTCATGGAGCTACATCTGGTGGTGTAAAGGTTACTATAGAACAAGAATATAGAGATATTGAAGTAGATGGAACTAGCCATACAAAAGTTAAAGGTAATAAGGTTTTAGAGTCTGCTAATGCTACTATTACTGCAAATATGAAGGAGATTACAGCTGAAACTATTAGACAATCTCTAAATGGAACTATAGCAGATGCTACAGTAGAAGAAGCACCTACAGGATATAAAGTAATTAGGACTAAAAGGAAAGTTGAAGATATAGACTATATTACAAATATAGCAGTTGTAGGTACTCTTAGTGGAACAAGTGAACCTGTTATAGCAATTATAGACAATGCATTATGTATAAGTGGTTTAGATGGAGAAATGCAAGATAATGGAGAGATGGTAATAGAACAAATTTATCAGGCTCATGCTACTCCTGAACAACTAGAAGCTGATGAGTTTCCATGGAGAATATTATACCCAACAGTAGCTTAATATTATAGGCCGACTTAAATAGTCGACCTATAATTTTTATATGGAAGAAATAAATATGACTGATAAAGAAATTAAAGAATTGCAAAAATTAACTATAGAAAGGATTGAAGAAATGGAAAAGTTAAAAATGAGAGAATTAAAAGGTGATGATTTATTTACACTTTTAAATATAGTAGGAAAGCTAGATATTAAAGATGAATTCATTAAGATGTTTGAAGAAAATATAAGTTCTGAAGAACCTAAGGTAAAACCTCAAGATCATAAAAAGAAAGAACCTACAAAAGCAGAAAAGAAAAAAGAATTAGAACAAAAAAGAAAAAAAGAAATAGAAGCACAAAAAAGAGGTATGAAGGTTGCTGCAAACTTATTGCAAAAAGTCTTAATGAATGCTAATAAGTTAAAAGTAGAAATAAATGACTTATTAACAGATTTGACTGGACAAGATTTAAAAGTAATACAGAATTTAAAATTAATGACTTATACAAATTTAATGATAGACTTCTTTAAAAAGGAAGAACTAAAGGATTTTTTTACATCTATCGCTTCATTAATGCAACAGAACACGGAGAATTTAGATTAAAAGATACTTTATTTAGACGTTATTCAGATCCCTTAAAACTTATGAGTACATACACACTTGAAGGTTTAGGGGTTTTTATTATGCAGCTATTTGATAAGGAAAATGAAGATGAACTGTGGCAAACATGGCTACATAAAGAAGACAAATATAATTATAAAGAATTTAAAGATAAATATTATAAATCAATGTATAAATCTAAACCTAAATCTATTTCTAAAGAAGAAGAAAAAGAAAACATTAAAAATGCAAGTAAGTTTATAAAGCCTGTAAACAAAGGCGGTGAATAAATATGGGAGAGGTTTTTAAACTTTTTGGTACAATAGGTCTTAAAACAGATGAAGCAGAAAAAGGATTAGATAATATAACTGGTAAAGCCAAAAAAACAAGCAGTGGGTTGATGGGGTTTTTTAGAGATGCATCTGCAGGTGCAGTTAAATTAGCTGGAGCTTTCGGACTTGTAGCATTAGCAAGAAAGGGCTGGGATCTATTAACTGGATCTATTGATAAAGCATTAAGTCGAATAGATATATTTGAACAATTTATACGAGTTATGACAGTTATGACTGGATCAACTGAAAAAGCTAATCAAGTTATGGAAATTACTAATAATATAGTTAAAGGTACTGCCTATGGACTTGATATTGCTGCAAGGTCCGTTCAAAACTTTGTCACATCTAATATGGAAATAGATAAAGCAACTGATACTGTTGCAGCATGGGGTGATGCAGTTGCATTCTATGGAGATGGTTCTAATGAAACATTTTATAATGTAACAGATGCATTAGCTAAGATGTCTGCTAAAGGCAAAGTTTCAATGGAAGAAATGAACAGGCTTACAGAACGAGGAATTCCAGCTATGCAAATATTTGCTGATGCAACAGGTCAATCAGTTGAAGATGTGGCAGCTCAAATGCAAAAAGGTGAACTTAAAGCTGATGATTTTATAACTGTAATGAATGAAGCTTTAAAAAATGGCTCAGAGAATTTTGCAGGTATTGATGGAGCTGCTAAAGAAGCTGGTGCATCTTGGGGTGCTACTTTTGACAATATGAGAGCAGCAGTAGCTCGTGGAGTAGCAAATATTATTACTAAAACTGATGAAATGTTAGAACAAAATGGATTTCCTACTATGCGTGAAATGGTTTCAAATTTTGGTTCTAAGATGGAAGAAGTATTAAACAAAATAGCAGATAAGGTTCCTCCAATAATAGAAAAGTTTATTGAATTTAAAAATGCTATCTCTGATGCTAAAGAAAAAACACTTGAGTTTGTAGATGCCTGGTCACCATTAATTGCTGGAATAGCTGCAGCAGCTACTGCATATGGAGCATACACTCTTGCTTTAGGAATTAAATCAGCAGTAGAAACAGTAGCTATAGGTATTATGTATGGATTAAGTGCAGCAACCACTGCTCTTGGTACAGTAATGGCATTTGTAACAAGTCCGATTGGTATCGTTGTAATAGCTATAGGTGCTTTGGTAGCTATCGGAGTTTTACTTTGGAAAAATTGGGACACTGTAAAGGCAAAAGCTATAGAAATATGGGGATCTATAAGTAATTTCTTTACGGTTACACTTGCTAATATTGTTTCAAATACTACTAAAAAAGCTGCTGAAATGAAAGATAAGTTTGTTGCTAAAGTGACTGAGTTAAAAAATAAAGCAGTATCTGGATTTAATAATTTGAAAGATGGTATTAAAACTAAGATATCTGATACGGTATCTGGTGTTATTTCAAAAGCACAAGATATGAAGAATAAATTTGTATCAAAAGTTGTTGAATTAAAAAATAATGCAGTTAATAGATTCCAACAATTAAAAGATGGTATCACAGGAAAAATAAGTTCTACTGTTTCATCTGTAGGATCTAAATTTAGTCAAGTTTATAACAAAATTATGAGTCCAATAAATCGGGCAAGAGATGCAGTAAAACGTGCTATTGACAAAATAAAAGGTTTCTTTAACTTTTCATGGAATTTACCAAAATTAAAATTACCTAGAATAAGCATTAAAGGTAAATTTAGCTTAGCACCTCCTAAAGTACCTTCATTTGGTATTAAGTGGTTTGCTAAAGGTGGTATTATGGGAAAAGCTATGGCCTTTGGTATGAATGGAAATGATATTTTAGCTGGTGGTGAAGCAGGACCAGAAGCAATACTTCCATTAAACAGAGAAAATTTAGGTGGAATAGGAGATGGTATTGCAAAAGCTATGAATTGGGATAATGATAAAAAAGATAAAGATATAAATTTAACTCAGCATATATACAGTCCCGATCCTTTAACTCCGAGTGAAGTTGGTAGAAAAAGCAGAAATTATCTCAAAAATTTAGTATTAGAAATGGTTTAGGTGATAATATG